CTGGGGCGAGGTGTGGCTTGATGGCGAGAAGGTGGCGGAGGTCTCCGCCTGCCAGGCCAAGCTGGCGCTGAACAAGGAGACCGTCAACCTGTGCGGCCGGTTCATGGCCGCCCACAAGGCCATGAGCGCCAGCGGCACCGGGAGCCTGACACTGTACAAGGTGGACTCCGGCTTCGCACAGAGGATGGAGGGCATCCAGCGCGGCGTGGACCGGCGCTTCACGTTGATCTCCAAGCTGCGGGACCCGGACAGCTACGGCGCGGAGCGGGTGGCCCTCTACGACGTCAGCTTCGACGACCTGACCCTGGCCGACTGGCAGGCCGCCGCCGTGGGCTCGGTGACCGCCCCCTTCACGTTCAGCGACTATGAGTATCTGGACCAGATCGAGGTGCAGTGAGAAGCGCGGAGGGTAGGCGCACAGGGGAGCTAAGAGGACATGGAGACGAAAAAACAGGCGACGGGCGCAGCCCGGAGCGCCGCAGCGTTAAGCCAAAGTGCCAGCGGCGCTTTGGCAGCGGAGGCCGCAGCGGCTATGCCGCGAGGAGGGAACCCGGCTAGAACGGCGGGCGGCCACAAGGGCCGCCCCTACGGCGGTGCGCCCAACCCGCAGCGTGACAATGAGAAGCGCGGAGCGCCCGGGAGCAGGGGAACAGCAAAGCCCGCAGATGAAAAAGCAGTTGCGCCGCAGGCGCAAGGCGTTTTTCCCGGAGGGGTGAGCAGTTGCCCGTCGCGGAGGGCGCGGAGCGTGACAGGAAGAAAGGAGAAGAAGTATGACGGATTTGTTGGCGCTTCTGCTTCGGCCGGAGCTGCCCAATGTGCAGAAGGAGCTGCCCACGGCGGAGTACCGCGTCAAGCGGCTGAGCGAGGCGCTGGGCACGGACGTGGTATTCAAGCTGAGGGCGCTGCCCTATGGAAAGGTAAAAAGCATCCGGGATTCGGTAGCGGGCGACCCGGGGCTGGAAATCCTGCTGGCCGGCTGCGTGGAACCCGACCTGAAGGCGAAGGAGCTGAAGGAGAAGTACGGCGGGGCCACCCCGGCCGAGACGGTGAAGGCCATGCTGCTGCCCGGAGAGATCGAGGATCTCAGCCGGGCGGTGGAGCGGCTGTGCGGGTTCCGCCGCATCACCATTGATGAAGTAAAAAACGCCTGACGGAGGGCGGCGACACAGAGCTGGAGCTGGCGTACTACCTGTTCCACAAGCATCACTGGACACCGGAGATGTACTACGGCATGGGCCAGGGAGGCCGGGACTTGACTCTGGCGTTCGCCCTCCATGAGGTGGAAGAGGGGAGGGAACCCGGCTAGAACGGCGGGCGGCCACAAGGGCCGCCCCTACGGTCGTGCGCCCAACCCGCAGCGTGGCAATGAGAAGCGCGGAGCGCCCGGGAGCAGGCGGGCCGATGTGGGCAGAAGGTGAATTGCCCCAAGGGGGCAAGAGAGACCGCCCTGGGGCATCGGCCCCTACGGCCGTGGAGCCAACCCGGAGTGTGACACGGAGAGGCATGGACACAAACGAAAACGCCGCCCCCGGAAGGGGGCGGCGGAGGGGCTATACCTTGGGCGGGATGCTGGCCCACACGGCCCACGCGATACAGGCCAGGGCGAGGGGCAGAAAGACGGCCTGGTATCCAGGGCCAAGGAAAGGGGCAAGGGTGAAGGAGGATACGAGCATGCCTGCCGCAGCCAGCCAGACCAGCCACAGCAGGCCGCGGCTGGTCGCCCGGAACCGGTAGGAGAAGGTATTCATGCGGGCGTTGAGCGCCTCCAGCTCGGCGGTCTTTTCGTTCAACTGGCGCTCCAGCCCGGCGAGGAAAGCGCCCTCCGGCGCGCCTGCGTCGGCATCCCGCTGGGAGTAGGGGCCAATGGATACAACGGCGTCCAAAAGGGTGTCAAGCTCTGCTGCAAGCTGCGCGCGGCGTTCCTCCGGCGTCATGGAAGCCCCCCTTTCTATTTGCAGTTCGATTATAGCATACCAGGCAGGAAAGTCAACAGGAGGTGAGGATATGGCGGAGGAAGTGGGCATTGTCATGACACTGTACGACCGGGTGAGCCCAACGCTGAAAAGCATTGCCGGGAGCAGCAGGGCGTTTGACAAGAGCCTGGATGAGCTGGAGGCCAGCCTGAAGGCGTATGACAAGGCACAGACCGAGCTGGTCGGCCACTCCGCAAATCTGAAAAAGGCGATCGCCGAGACGGATGTAAAGGTCAGGGAGGCCCAGAAGAGCTACCGCAAGCTGAAGGACGAGACCAGCAAGGGCGCGCTGGACGACGCCATTGACGAGCAGGCCAGGCTGCGGCGGGAGCTCAGCGACACCGAGGCCGCCATCAAGGAGAACAGCGCCGCCTATCAAGACCTATACAAGCAGGCGCGGAACGCGGCCTCCGCCATCAGCAAGGCCGGCAACCGGGCGGGAGGCGAAAAGAGCGGCACAGGACTGGGCGGACTGGCAAAGGGGCTGATGGCGGCCGGGGTCGGAAGCCTTTGGAGCGACGCGCTGGGGAAGGTGGGGGATGTCTTCCTGAGCAGCGCGATCGGGGAGCCGGAGGCGCGTATGGCCTCCTCGATCCTGTCCGGGGCGGTTTCCGGAGGCTCCATGGGTGCGGTGTTGGGCGGGCCCGGGATCGCGGTGGGCGCTGTTGTGGGGGCCCTGGCAGGTGCGGTCTCAGGCGGCGCGGAGATCTTTGAATCAAAGGACCAGGCGTTCAAAAACTACGTGCAAGAGGCGGCGGAGGGGCAGCTCTCCGCCCAGAAGGAGGCCGTCACCTCCGGTTCCTCCATTGCGGGCGGGCGGGAGCAGAAGCAGTTGGCCTTTACCACCCTGCTGGGCTCGGAGGAGGAAGCGGCGGCCTTTCTGGCCGACGTGCAGGACATGGCCGCCATGACCAACTACACCTACGACGAGATCACGGGATACGCCAAGAGCCTGGTCAAGCCCTTCGGGGCGGACAAGTCCCTGGATATCCTCACCACCCTGTCGGATGCGTCCGCCGCCCTCTCCCTCAACGAGAGCGACAACGCGGTGCTCATCGCGGGCCTGAGCCGCATGAAGCTGACGGACAAGACCACCCAGGAATACCTCAACTACTTCTCCGAGCGGGGCATCGACGTGTACGAGGCCCTGAGCAAGTGGGGCGACGCCGCCGCGGTGGCGGAGAAGGTGACCCGCGGGGAGATCAGGGGCTCCGAGGCCGTGGAGGAGATCCTCGCCTACATGCAGGAGCAGTACGGCGGCCTGTCGGAGCAGATGGCGGGCACCTACGCGGGCATGGTGGACAACCTGGCCGACGCGGAGGCCAACGCGGAGGCGGCCTACGGCGAGGGCTACAACGAGACACGGAAAGAGGGCATCCAGGCCCAGATGGACTGGCTGAACAGCGGGGTCATGGACGAGGCCAACCGGGCCATCGGCGCATGGCAGGCCGAGCTGGAGAACACGAAGGAGCAGTACCAGCGGAAGGCCGTGGAGGACATGATGGAGACCGACGAGTACCAGCAGGCCCAGGCCGAGGGAGACGCCGCCGAGATGGGACGGCTGATCATGCAGGCCAAGGTGCAGGGCATGAACGAGTACAACGCATCAGAGGGGGCTCAACTGGCGCTGGAGTCGGAGCTGGCCCTGGCGGCCGCCATCCGGGACGACGCCAGATCCGATCAGGCGTACTGGGACGCCGGATACCGCAAGAGCCAGGAGTACAGCAAGGGTCTGGCGGCGGGGCTGGCGGGGAGTGCGTCGGGCGGAGAAACTGTGGAGGTGCCGCTGGCGGACCGCCTGGGGAATGACAGCATTTTGGGGAAGCTGCTCGGCGGCCGCCAGCACGCCGCCGGGCTGGAGCGGGTGCCCTACGACGGGTACGCCGCCCTGCTCCACGAGGGGGAGCGGGTGCTCACCGCCCGGGAGGCCCGGCAGGCCGACCAGGGCGGCGGGGCGCAGGTGACCATCACCGGAAATACCTTCGAGGTGCGCCAGGAGAGCGACATCGACGCCATTGCGGAGGCGCTCTACCGGAGGCTCCGGCTGGCACAGATGGGAGGGGTGCGGTAGTGCTGCGGCTGATTACCTTCCTGGAGGAGGCCGCCGGCGTGGAGCTGGTGCTGCCCGTCACCCCATCCAGCTACCAGTGGCCCCACGAGGCCGCCATTGAGACGGTGACGGTGGACCAACTGGGGGATCTCAACTTCTTTGGCGGGAAAGGATGGGGAGCACCACCCTGCACGACTGCCTCCTGCCCGCCCAGGCGTACCCGTTTTTGTCGCCGGGGGCGGGCACCAACCCCTGGCTCTACCTGGAGCAGCTGGAGCGGTGGGTGGACAGGGGGACGGTGGTGCGGTGGCTGGTGAGCGGCACGCCGGTCAACGCCGCGGTGCTGCTGGAGGGGGTGACCTACCGGGAGCAGGACGGCACCAACGACCTGTACGCCGACATCACCCTGCGCCAGTACACCCGGCCGGAGACGCCGGTGCTGCCCGCGGAGCCGTCC